ACTGAGTTTGGGGAGATACTCCTCTCAGCAGCCATTAGCAAGGATGCACAGAAATTCATAACGACAATCCAGCAGTACAATGACTCGATGAGAGATGTTACTGTGGGTGCAGATTACGTGAATTGGATTTCTGAGCCCGTAAACTTGACCAAGGTACATAAGGCCTTGGCGGATGACCTTGGTGTTCCTCCACGTGCTATGGCGATTAAGAGAGTACAGATGTCCAGAACTCAGCGAGCGGTTTTATTGGTACGCGCCATGGAATTGGCCGTAAAGCGAGTACATAAATTGTGAGTTCATGGTACTACAAGGTAACTGGAGATTTAAGCTTAATACCCGATTTCATTGATCATTTTGAAAACGAGCTTGTAGAAGCTCGTAAAGAATTATCTTTGAAGGGAAAAAGCTTAGAACGACATGCTGCGGAACTTCCGGGACTTGTCGAACAGCGATTTGCTCAATTACAGGAAATCGAAGCAGTCCTTGAGTACCTGAACATACAATTGCGAAAAGATAGATCAGCCGAATTTAAAAAGTTCTTAGAAGCTTACCAGAAGTCTCTTAGTTCAAGAGATGCAGAGAAATATGTTGACGGTGTGCAAGGAATCGTTGATACAACTGTGCTTGTCAATGAAGTAGCATTACTTCGAAACAAATATCTAGCAATTAGTAAGGCATTTGAAGCTAAGAACTTTATGACCGGGCATATTATTAAACTCAGGGTCGCTGGTCTCGACGATGCGAGCGTATAAATGGCAAAAACAACCTTACAGATTATCGATGAAGTAAATGTCAGATTTACAGACCTCGATGTTGTTTGTCGTCGCAAGATGGTCGAGGCACTTGAGTTCATGCTGCCATATGCTCGTCATACTCCAGCTTTTAAGTTGGGAAGATGGAATGGAAAGATGTCGTTCTGCGATATTGGTGGTCGTTCATATGTAAATTTACTTGATAAACTATTACCAATCGTTCAACAATATGGATATGAAGTTGAAGTTGACGATCAGCGGCAACCAACTGACAATTTCGAGTTCGATGAAATAGTAGAAGATAGTTATAGTCATATTATGTGGCCAAAGGGTCATCCATTTGCCGGAGAACCTATTAAGATTAAGGAACATCAACTCGATGTGCTTAACTCTTATCTTGAGAACATTACAGGCATCAATATTGCCCCGACAGGCTCTGGGAAGACCCTAATTACGGCGATTCTTAGCCACAGAGTTCAACCTTACGGGCGCAGCATAGTAATTGTGCCTACAAAGGATTTGGTCACACAAACCGAAGAAGATTACATTAACCTTGGATTAGATGTGGGTGTATTCTTCGGTGACAGGAAAGAGTATAGAAAGACCCACACAATATGCACATGGCAAAGTCTGGAAAGCCTCTCAAAGCGTTCGAAAGAAACAGATTTAGAAATCGATATAAACGCTTTCTTCGAGGGAGTGGTCTGCGTTATAGTGGACGAAGTACACAAAGCAAAAGCCGATGTATTGAGACGTCTATTGTCGACCTATTTAGCGAATGCTCCAATTCGTTGGGGCCTTACAGGGACAATGCCCGAAGAAGAAGCTGACCAGGTTGGTGTTGTGGCATGTATTGGCCCACTATTAGGTAAGATTAATACAAAAGAACTTCAAGACCTAGGTATACTCGCACAATTGCATGTTAATATCTGGCAATTAATGGATCTAGGTGAGGCAGCGTTTGATAATTATCAGGCTGAATTAAAATGGTTAACTACTAGTTTGCCTAGATTAAAATTTCTTGCAAAAGAGATTGCAACAATATCTGAGACGGGTAACACACTTATATTGGTTGATCGCGTGCAAACTGGTGAAATGTTACAATCACTTATACCAGATTCGATCTTCGTTTCGGGTAAGATGAAGTCAAAGGATCGCAAGGCAGAGTACAAAGAAGTTCAGGAGGTTGACGGAAAGGTTATTATAGCTACCTATGGTGTGGCGTCTACAGGCATTAACATTGTCCGTATTTTTAACCTTGTCTTATTTGAGGCTGGAAAAAGCTTCGTTAGGGTGATTCAGAGTATCGGTAGAGGTATTAGAGTTGCACCTGATAAGGACTTTGTGAATGTATATGATGTATGTTCAAATTGTAAATTTTCCAAGCGGCATTTGACGAAGCGTAAGAAGTTTTATAATGAAGCAGAATATCCTTATACGATAAAAAAGGTACAATATTAATGATTATTAATACACAACTTGATATAGCCCATAAGGAATTAATGATAATATTCTTCAAGGCAAATGAATTGACCGGAGTAGTTATCAATGAATTTCCAATAGAGATACGAGGAAGGTATCATATGATGCTTCAATTTGAAGTAACATACGAGCCTACGGAAATTTCTCTTACATTTATGGGTCTTAGGCATTGTGGTGTTTTAAATATGTTTGATGATTATCTTCTTAAATGTGGTATCGAGGTATCAGCATTGCAACCTAAATCTTATCATAGACAGTTACAAGATGAAAGAGAAAAAGAAATCAATGATGAATTTGTAGATAAGCTGCAAAGCATTGTTAGCACTAATGGAAAAATAAATGAATATCTTAACCAATGAAAATAAAGCATACAATCTAGATAAGATTCCAAACGAAATAGAAGATATTAGGTATTGTGTACTTGATTATTCAGATCCCAAGAATCCGGATTACTTTTTCATTCCTCTTATCTTCTTAGAGAGTTTCTATGCACCGGCAGTTGTATTAAAGATCGGGCAATATTCAGTCCAGATGCCATTGGATTGGTCTATCCTAGTATGCGATCAAGACTATAGCGATTTAGAATTGATGCCACTGACTAGCCTTAATGATAGAGGCTTTCATACAATGGTTTTCAATCCACTTAGGCATATGGTCCCGAGACCACAGGAAATAAACATTACAAATGTATATGCTGAAGTGAAATGGTATTTCCCAAAATTGAAGAACGGTAATATACTTGTTGTGCCTGTTGAGGACAAACCTTTCCCTAATTGTGTATTATTTGTGAAAGAAACGAGTAAATTGCCAGATGTAATTGATATCGGAGCACTCTTTGAGTAATGAAGTAGGTGATTGGTTAGCAGGGTTCTTTGAAATGAACCCCGATGCCGTAGAAGTTGTAGAGGAAAAGGCTAAGAAAAAAGCTAGCACTCTAACACTTGACATGGAATTGCCGGCTATGGATTTCTGTAATAAGAATTTTTATAGAGATCTATCTGATGAGCATAAGAAAGAGATCGGTATTTGGGTACTAATGCGGTTTATGAGTTCATCGCAGGGCGATGCAGAACACCATATAATGATGGTCAATGACCTTGTAAATCACAATTTTAATGCATTATCGAAGCATCCAGAACTACAATGGAAATTACTCTCGATGTGCGGAACAAAGAAGAAGCAATACCACCCATGGATTGCTCCACCAAAGGGCATTAAGAAAAATCGCGTAGAAGAAGCAGTAATTACAATTTTTCCTCTAATAAAGGATGAAGATCTTGAGTTATTACTTCAACTTAATACACAAGAAGAATTAGAACAATTCTTCAAAGAAAATGGGTATGACGATAAGACTATTAAAGAATTATTCAAAGGTGAAGCTAAAGGGAAATAAACCTTGTTGGCAAAAAAAGTAATGGAACAGAACTACGCCTGCAAGTTCTGCGGAACAAAATTTCATAAAGAAAAGACCCTTACTACTCATATGTGCGTTAAGAAACGCAGATATATGGATAAGGATAGTGCAGGTTCACGATTCGGATTAAGAGCATTTCAGAAGTTCTATGAAATGACAACAAAATCTAAACATCCAAAGACAATGGATGAATTTATTAACAGCCCATATTATATAGACTTCGCTAAATTTGGAAATCATCTTGCAAATTTACGACCTATCTATATTGAAAAATATATAGAATATGTTATTATGCAGCAGGTTAAACTAAAAGATTGGACAAAGGATTTTGTCTATTATTTTTATGTTGAAGATCTAATTAAGAAAGAGCCTGCAAATAGCGCAGTAGAAAGAACCATAGAAGAAATTATTGAATGGTGTACCAAAAATGATATCCTGTTCAAAGATTTTTTCTTTAGTATATCGGCAAATGAGGCTGCACACCTTATCATGACAGGAAAGATTAGTCCCTGGGTATTGTATCTTGCGGCAACGGGTGAGAATTTAATGGCAAGATTCAATGATGATCATGCCAAGATGATAGGCGGAGTAATTGAACCAGGATTCTGGATGAAGAAATTTAAGAAGTCTGACGAGGATGTTGAATATATTAGAACTGTTTTGGAACAGGCCGGATTATGATTATTGATATTCTCGACTGGGACTTAACGTATACAGACCTTGTAGAATGGGTTTCCGAGAATGATATTGTCCTAGATGCTATCAATGGATATGGTGGCGGAGCTAGCACAAAGTATACGTTTCAAGACGAGGAAGATTTTGTAGCATTTAAATTGAAATTTGCCAAAGAGCCCCGCCCTCATAAGATGGGATATACGGGTATAGTAACAATGGATGTTGGTATACATAATTGTCCCTATATTCCTATTATAAAATGATGAGCCTTCCTGTTTCATTTAAATTGCCAAAGGAACGCCAGGGAGAAGTTGGCCAATGGCTTGTTAAAAATGGATCAGTCACTGATGTTACATACGACTGGGTCAGGGGAATTTTAACCTTTGAAACTGAAGAAGATGCCAATGCATTTACATTGGTATTTGGTATACTGCGTTATGAGACAACAATCGAAAAGATGTTGAAGTATGAAGAAAGTATTAACTGACGTAGATATTGACGTTTTTGGAAGAGATAAAATTCTAGAAGGGTTGGAGTGCATCTTTGGCCGTATTGACCGCCCAGATGGCAAGTTTGAAAAACATAACACAGGCGTGTTCTTTCAAAATATTCCGCGCGATCCAACTACCAATGTCTCTACGCTAGATCACAGAATTGCAAAGGATTACGGATACTTTAAGATTGACTTTCTTAATGTTAATATGTATGAGGGTGTTAGAAGCGAGGAACATCTGCAATCGCTTATGGATAAAGAACCACCATGGGATTTCTTTGAGTATGAAGAAATAACTGATCAGTTATTCCATCTGAATGGGCATAGTAATCTGCTTGTTAAATATAGGCCGCAATCTGT